TTTCCATCATTTGATATTCTTTATTAGATAATCTTACTTTATCTTTTTCAGTAGAAAGTTCAAAAGTATATTTACTTAGACTTACATTCCCTAGTTCTAAAACATTGCTAGTAAATGTCGTTTGTCTTCTTGTCATTGATCGAACTCTAGCTAATAGCTCTTTAATAACAAATGGTTTTGTTAGGTAATCATCAGCACCACTATCTAAACCATATACTTTATCTTCTATCTCTGATTTTGCAGTAAGAAGTAATAGTCTATTGTCTTTTAATTCTTCCATGTCTAAAGACATAGCAAATGCAATTATCTTTTTATGCATATCCATAATATCACCTCCTTTCAAGGTGATTATAGCAATTATAAAAGAAAGATGAAATAGGAAGGATTGTGTAGTAATGGAAAGTGTTCAACCAAAGTATGTTCCTATTAGCACACTAGCTAAGATATGGGGACGGAGCAAAATGTATATCTATAGAAGAATAGATATGATCCGCAATGAAGGTAGATTTAATGAAATCTGTATGCAACTAGGACCACAACAAACACTGGTGCATGTTGAAAAATTTGAAGCATGGATGAAAGGGCAACACATGAAGTGGCTAAAGGGGGCATAGAAGATGAACATTATAAATCTAATAACAACCGTGCAATGGTGCTTGGGGATATTGGGGTTAGGACTATATGGAGGAATTGAGCAAGCAGAAGGCTTGCAAATATTAATCAATATAGTATTAACAATAACAACTGGCATCACAATTTGGATGTTAGGCAGGGTTAAGGAGGTGATAAAACATGAAAGACAAAAAAGAAAAAGCACTAGATCTACTAAAAACATATTTAATGTTTGATGATGAAGAAATGCAAGTTTTAAGGGAACGAATTACATCAATTAGCGTAAGCAATAAAAGCACAAGTTTAGATTTTACTATTCTTGCTAATAGATGCGCTATTTTTGTTAAGCGAAAAACAGGGGAATATGTATTACGCATAACAGGTAAAGGCCCAATTAAAGAGTACAAGGTACATCTTGCATTAACGGCAAGAGAAATATTTCTTGATGCGGTGATGAATAATGAGTAAACACTGCAGCATATGTGATGAGTGCAATAAAAAAAGCCATGCCTACATACACTGTAGACAGGCTAAAGGAATTATATGTATGGAACATTGCGATGCATGCCAATATTTAGAGATTGAACAAGGTGACATGCATTGCAATTATCCTAGGCAAAAAGAAAAGGCCACTAATTAAAGTAGCCTAATCAAGCACGTAATTACGCACCAAACCTAACGTAATTATATCACACATGGGCATGAAAGACTAGAGAAAAGCTTATTTCAAGGCTTTTCTTATTAACTAGATATAACATATTAACAAATCAACCATGGGGAGTAATTACGATGAGGAAGCGTAAGAAGGTCATATCTAAAAATATGATAGAGGTACTTGATTATCACACATCAAGAACCTATAGGAAGAATGGCAAGCGTGTAAAAAAGAAAAACATCACACCAGAAGCCGTGAAAAAGCAAAATGAAAAACAAGCGGAAGCAATGCTGCGTATGTTGATTGATAATAACTTCACTACAAATGATTGCTATATCACATTAACTTACAAAGAACAGCCTGCTACATGGGAAGATGCAAAGAAAGATATTCAGAATTTTATAAGACGGCTCAAACGTAGATATAAAAAACTGGGTAAGGAATTAAAGTACATCTATATTGCAGAAGGGAAAACAAGAATACATTTCCACATGATCATCAATAATGCGGAATTGTATTCAGATGAAATCAATGAACTTTGGCCACATGGCATGCATAAGTTGATGTTGTATCAAGGAAGAGCAGAAGATGCGGTAAGATTAGCAAGCTACTTTGTAAAAGAAAAAAGAAGTGCATGCTATTCAGATAAAGAAGATGCATTTAAGCGCAGGTGGAACAGTAGCAAGAATTTAGAAAAACCAAAAGTAAAAACAGAAATATTGAAGCCAAGCGAATGGAGAGATTACATCCAACCGCCAAAAGGCTATTACGTGGAAACAGACAGTGTAGTTGAAGCTGTATCTGATGAAGGTTATCCTTATAGATTTTACAGATTGATAAGAATTGAGGAGGTAAAACATGGAACTGCTAGGGATAGGAATTGTGATAGGGGCAATGCTAGGAGTAGCAATAATGTCGTTATGCGTAATTAGTAAAGAATGTGAGAAATGGGAGGAAGAAATAAATGATAAACGTAAATGAAGTATTTTTGAGCGGTAACGTAGTAGCAGATGCAGAACTACGATACACAAAAACAGGAAAGCCAGTACTCACATTTAGAATGGCAACAAATAAATATGTGAATGAGCAACAGAGTACACAATATCACAACATTGTATGCTGGGTTGATGCGGAAAAATACAGTGGATTAAAGAAAGGTGATTTTGTATCAGTAAATGGCGAATTAAGGACTAGATCATATGAAAAAGACGGAAGTAAAAGATACATCACAGAGATTGTGGCCAAAGTCCTTACATATGGGTTGAAAGAAAATGAAAGTAACACAAGCAATTTTGAAAATGGGTTTGTAGACGATGATGAACCTATTCCATTCTAGGAGGAAATAAATGCGAAGAGGTAGACCAAGAAAGATATGTAGCCACTCATTTGGGTCAGCAAAAAGCGGTGCATTATGGGTAAAAGCATCATGTCCAAAAGGAAAAACATCAATTAAAGTATTCAAAGGAAAAACGGAAGGCACTTTACATTGGCTGAAAAAAGAAGAATGTGAAGATTGTCCTGCTTATAGTCCTACAAAGATTTATGAAAAATAGGAGGGCAACATGCAAAACACAAGCATGACAGGTGTTCCGATGAATTGCATAAATTGGTTGGCACTAGGTGCGGTAGTGTACGGTGCAATGGATAAACGAAATGCATTAAAAGTATTGGGATTAAAGGAACAAATAAATGCAGATGTGTTACAGCCATTGATTGACAGAGGACTAAGCCAAAGAAAAATAGCAGAAGAATTAGAAGTAAGTCAAAGCTTAATTAGAAATATTTGTAAAAAATTAGGAATTAAAACAAAACGAGGTAGAAAACAATGAAAAAAGTAATGTTAGCAGTAATGGTATTAAGCGCAGTAGTTAATGGTGCATATGCAAGTGATCTAGTTGTAGGACCTACAGAGCCAAATACAACGCAACCAACAGTAACAGGCTATAACAGTGCCGCACTTGGAGTGAATACAACAGTAAGCGGTACAAGCACAATTGTATTAGGAAGAAACAATAATGTAGTAGGTGATAACAATGTAATCATTGGGGCAAATAATGGCACTATCAATGCTGGTCAAAGTACATTCATTGGCTATAACAATACAAGCGTAGATAATAGCCAAGAGCAAACAGTGATTGGTGCAAATAGCAAAGTAGGTGGCCAAGGTGCAATGGCACTAGGCACTCATGCAGTAGTAACATCAATTGATGCGGTAGGCATTGGCAATAATATTGTGGCTGATAAGCCAAATAGCGTTGCACTAGGAACGAATAGTGTAACAGACAATGCAGTTAATCAATTGCAAGCAATGGTAAACAATACAACATATGTATTTGCAGGTACAGATGCAACATCAGTAGTAAGCGTAGGCAGTAAACAACGTGCAGGCTTTGGAGGAGTAAAAAATTATGTTCGCCAAGTACAGAATGTTGCAGCAGGCAGAGTGGATGCATCTTCCACTGATGCAGTAAACGGTTCACAGTTACATGCTGCATATGATGCCATTAATACAATGGGTGAAGATATTGATAAAGCACTAGATGCCCAACAACAATTCAATACTGCAGTACATAACACACTAGCAAATCATAAGGATGCAATTAAAAATAACACACAACGTATTGCACAACATGATGCGGACATTGCAAATAATAAAAATGCTATCAAGGCTAATGATCGTGTATTGAAAAATCATGAAGAGCGCATTGATAAGCTAGAACATCAAGCAAGCAACACATTAACAAATTTAAAAGCAGACATTAAGCAATTGGACGGACGAATTAATAAAGTGGGTGCAAGCGCAGCGCCTGACCCTCCACCACGACAGGCTC